ATGGCCACAATCAGGAAGCGCCGTCGCAGGGACGGCAGTTTCTCATATCAGGTGCAGATTCGCATCGCCAGGAGCGGTCAGCCCGACTACTCGGAGACCAGGACCTTTCCGAAGAAGGCCATGGCCGAAGAGTGGGGCAAGCGGAGAGAGGTGGAACTCGCCAGCCCAGGAGGCTTTACGCTCGCGCGCTGGAAGGGGGTGACCCTGGACGATGCCATCGAGCGCTACCTGCATGAGTTCGCCCAGGGCGCCGGACGCTCCAAGCGTGCCACCATTGAGCAGCTACGTCGTTTTCCGATTTCCAAGGTAGCGATCACCGAACTCACCAGCGAGCAGGTGATCGAGCACGCGGTGATGCGCCGCGACAGCGGCATCAAGCCCTCGACCATCAACCAGGACGTGGTGTGGCTGGGGATCATCCTCAAGACTGCAGCGGCGGCATGGAAGATGCCGGTGGAGCTCAACGAGTTCGAGTCAGCCAGGCTGCTGCTGCGCACCAAGGGCGTCATCGGCAAGTCGAGTGCGCGGGATCGGCGGCCAACAGCCGGGGAGCTTGAGCGAATACGCGCTTACTTCCGGCGCTCGCAGCGAATCCGGCCGAGTGCCATCATCCCGATGGAAGACATCATGGACTTTGCGGTGGCTACCTCTCGGCGCCAGGAAGAGATCACTCGTCTGCTGTGGTCGGATCTCGACGATGAGGCTATGACCTGCTGGGTGCGTGATGCCAAGCACCCACGCCAGAAGTGGGGCAACCACAAGCGCTTCAAGCTGACCCACGAGGCCATGGCCATCATCAAGCGTCAGCCGCGTTTCCAAGGGGAAGACCGGATCTTCCCCTACAACGGCAAGTCGATCGGCACCCGCTGGCGGGCGGCGACAGCCGCCTGCGGCATCGAGGACCTGCGCTTTCACGACCTGCGTCACGAAGCGACATCCCGCCTGTTCGAGGCGGGATACGAGATCGTCGAGGTGCAGCAGTTCACGCTGCACGAGAGCTGGGATGTGTTGAAGCGATACACACACCTGCGTCCAGAGACGTTGCAGCTGAGATAGTCAATATACCGTTACTTTGTCTTGTCACCGTGCCACCCCGAAGGGTGGCAGGTATTCAGTCCATAATCTCGTTGCGATCGACGCTGCGCAACTTTTGCCGGCAGTCGTCCAGCTTCCCCTCAAGCTCCTTGATTCGTTTCACCAAGACATCCTCTGGCGGCATTCTGTTTTGCTCCAAATTGCGGATATAGCTACTCAGCAGTTTGAGTTCTTCGCTCGACAGTGATCGCTGGGCAGCGGCATTGAGAATCTGGTCGATATGGCGGGCCATACTTCTATCCTTGAATTCCGAAGGTGGTGCCCGTCAATCTACCCGATGCTGTCACGGTCCTGCACTGAACCTCTCAGACCAATGATGAGCGTCAGCAAACGGGCATGACGGCCCTGGGCATGACAAACAGCAAGTATCAACCGACTACCCGTTGACCTGTTTCCAGAGCTGATGTGCCTCAGCCCGTTGCTTATCCAGGTACTGGGCAAGGTCCACTGCACTGACCAGCCAAGGCGATTTCTGAGAGTCGCCGGCGCGGTAGGTGGGTACCGGCAGTGCCTGGGCTCCGGCGCGGATGCTGGCAGTACGCGGGCTGATGCCGAAGTAGCGTGGCGCCACTTCATCGAGTGGCAGCTCGGAGCGCCCGTTGAACTCCGCCAGCAGTCCAAAGTAGGTGTTCATGTTCGGCTCCTCCTTTTCCAGTGGTGATAGCGCTGCTGAATGGTCCGTAGCGTGGCTGCTGCTTTCGGTCGGTGATCCAGCTCGGCGCGGCTGTTGACGCCGCAGGCGGCGCAGAGCCAATCGCGGGCGTCCTGTTCGTTGTGGGTGCCGTCGGGTAGCTGTTCGGCTGTCAGACCAAACTTGTGGCGCCGGCGCCGGTCCAGGTAGAGCCGAAAGCCCCTGTCCTTGCAAAGCAGGGCGGCGGCCCTGGCCAGGGCGCCTCCTTTTCGCTCATTCATGGCTCGTCCTCATTCGCATGTTCATGACGCTCTGGATCGAACAGGTCCAAGGTCTCGCGGCTCAGTTTCCAGGCTTCCCAGGCCAGCAGTAGCGTCATCAGGATGGCCACCGCGGCAATGACGATGAGGATGGTGTCAGCGGACATGGCGGCGTTTCCTCTCGCTCAGTTCCTGGCACTGGATACAGGTGGTGGCCCAGGGCGCGGCCTGGCGGCGAGCGGCGGGAATCTCGTCGCCACACTCCTCGCATTCGGTGTTGGTGGCGGTGGCCGTCGGCAGGCGGCACAGCGTGAGCGCACCTTCCATGCGACGTTCCATCAGTTCGCTGGCGATATCGGCGTTGTCGGCCACGATCAGTCCTCCTCCTTGTGAGTCTCGGTGTCCCAGAAGCGCTGCATCAGGCGGTCACCGTCGTCCAGGTACTCGTGCAGCTCGCGGGGTGTGTAGGTGGCCCACTCGATTAGGGTCAGGGCAGCGCGCTGCAGGTCGCGATCGATGACCCGCAGGCGAGTGATATCCAACGGCCAGGTCGGGCCGTTGTAGGCGGCGAGTAGAATGCGCCGGCAGTGCTGGCTCTGTCCGGTGTGTCCGCTGGCGACGTCGATGAGGCGGCGCAGTGCCTCGGGTCCGACCAGTTCAAGCTGCGCTCGGCGCTGTTCGGCGTCGGCCTCCTGGGCGAGGATCTTCTCCATGGCCTGGCGGCTTCGCTCGCGCAGGCGTTCGGTAACGCGGTGCATGGTCATGATGCGCTCCTTGCGTGGTGCGGCTGTTGTGCTGCCCGGTGGGCGTGTTGCGCGGGCAGGTGTGCGATGGCGATGCCAAGCTTGTCGGCGATGTGGTCGAGCCCAGCGTCGGTGAGTTCGGTGCGGCCGTAGTGGGTCCAGCCGCAGGCGGGGTGCCAGTAAGTGCCGGTAGCCACCAACATCAGCTGGGTGTTGCCGCGCCTCTTGTTTCGGTAGGGCCCGGTCGGCAGGTTGTCGGCGCCCAGCACCCCGGCCTCGCGCAGGCGGCGGGCCAGGGTGTTGCGGCCGAGGTTCAGCAGGCCGGCGGCCTGGTCGAGGGTGTAGGTACGCTGCATATGGGCCTCCTTCGTTGCCTGCTATGCCTGGAACACCCAGCACTTCACGCTCGCGCCGTTGAGGCGGATGCGGGAGCGCACGGTACGGTTAGCGTCGACGAACTTGCGGGTCTTGCTGGCCTTGAGGTAGCGCTTGAGCTCGCGCATTTCAGGCACGCGCAGCTTGTATTCACCGCAGTAGCGCTCGAAGTCCTTGAGGTTGATGGCGATCAGGTCACCATCGCCGCCGTAGTGGTCGAGCACCGGCTCTGCCTTGAGTCCCTCGAGGTAGTCGAAGGCCTCCCAGAACTCCGCGACCAGAGGGTGGTCGGCGCTGATCGCCTGTTGGCGTTCGCGGGCCATCTGCCAGACATGGCCGGCGGCCACATCGATCGTCTGGGTGTTGAACAGGCCGAGACCGTCGGGACCGAGGCACTCCACCAAGGCGGCAAGCTGGCCGTGGCACTTGGCGATACGCAGCACCTTGATGTCGGGATCTTCGGCCAGGCGTTCGGCGAAGGGCCTGGCGCGCTCGTTGATCAGCCTGAGCAGCTCGGCTTCGCGTTGGGCCACGTCCAGGGCGAACTGGCTGACGTGCTCGAGCTCGGCCTTTTCCAGCGCCTCGGCCAGTTCTTTGGTCTGGCGGTTCTGGCCCGCACGAGTGAAGTGCAGGTGACAGATGCGTGTCTGGATCGCCTCGCCGGCCTGCACGGCGGCGTTCTGGCTGATCACGATGGAGCCGCGGAAGGGCGGCTCGTAGGTGTCGTTGCCGCTGTTCTTCACGCCCCGGGCGCGGATCGAGCGGCCGTTGAAGGCGGTCTTGAGCTCGTCCCAGTCGAACTGCTTCTGCTTGGCGCCGCCGTCCTGCTCGCGATCCGACTCGATCAGCACCACCGGCAGGTTCGAGACCTGGGCGAAGTTGCGTGAGCGCGCAGGCATGGTGGCCTTGGAGGGATCGAAGCCCTCATAGTCGCGTCGACCGACCAGCTTCCACAGGAACTCGATCAGCGTGGACTTGCCGGCACCGGCCTCGCCGACGATCTCCAGGAAGGGAAAGCTGCCCATCTCGGCGCGGATCTGTTCGGCCAGCAGGCTGCCCAGCCAGAACGCCAGGGCGATCACGCCCTTGGCCCCGAAGGCGCCGAGCAGTTGAGTCGTCCAGTCGGTCTGGTAGGCCTCGCGGTCAGGGTTGAGGTGCAGAGTCACCGACTGACTCAGGGTCTTGAGCTGCTTGCGCGCGCCGAGCTCGAAATAATCCTCGCTGTTGATGCGTATCAGCTTGCCGCTGGCGACGGCCAGATCACCGAACACATAGGCGGCGTGCTCCTTGCTGTAGCCGATGAAGTCGATGGTCTCGACCGTCTTGATGCCGCCGATCTGGTCCTGGAGCAGGGTGTCGAGCTGCTGACTGGTGCCGGTCCAGACCGCGCCGGGCGCCACGCCAAGCAGGCGCTTCTTGAACTCGCTGGCACTGGCCAACTGGCCACCGCTGAAGGTGTTCTTCACCGGGGCGCTGCCGTCGGGGAATTCGACGCGGTAGTAGTACCAGCTCTCGTCGGTAACAACGTTGGCCTGGTAGTACAGCGCCGTGGGGAAACAGGTGCAGATGCGCTTAACGCTGCCGGCCTGCTCGAGGGCGGCGTCGCGGATCGCAGGGTTCAGGCTTTGTTGGTCGCCGCCGTCTTCCCCCTCGGCGCGTACAGCGCGATCGAAGGCGTCGATATCGAGCTTCCACCACCATAACTGACGCTTGTACTCGAACCAGAACTCCCGCCGCTCGCTGCGCTTGTAGATGATCAGTGCCTTGGCCATGGCAGAGGGAGCCAGCAGCAGGGCACCGTGGTAGCGGTACGTCTCGCGGTGCTGCTCGGTCAGTTCGCCGCGCTGGTGGCAGTCGTTCCAGTCATGGCGGCCGTCGCCGGGAATCTGTGCGGCGCGGCACTCCCAGCCGGCGGCCCTGGCGCGGGCAACATGCTTGACGGTGGCGTTCTGGCCTGCCCGGTTACCATCCAGCGCCCACACCAGGGTGGGGCGCGTGGTTCCGACGGCGTGGGCGGCATCGGCCAGGGCCTTGAGGGCGACGTCTGGATAGTTGGCGCAGCTCATCGCCGATACCGCGGCAATGCCATGGTGGTACAGGGCGATGGCGTCGAAGATACCCTCGACGATCCACACCTCGCCGGCCTCGATCAGGTCAGAGGCGGTCAGAGTCGGCGGCTGCCACCAGTTTCCCTTGTAACGTCCAACGAAGTTGGCCTTCTGCTTGCCGAAGCGCTCGGGATTGTCGAGCAGCCGCTCCCAGTAGGCACCGCCGTGCAGGGTGAAACGCACCGTGGCGCTACCGCCCACCTTGGGCTTCCAGTAGCTCTCCTGGCTGTACCAGCCCTGGATGCGCTCGAGCTCGAAGCCGCGGCCGTCGCGTAGGTAGCCGTCGGCGACGGACGTCTTGCTCTTGGCTTGAAGCGCCGGCGTGCCGTAGCGCTCGCTCCAGCTGGCGAACAGCTCGGGAAACAGCTCCTTGATATGGAACTGACTACCACAGTTGTTCTCGCGCCCACACTTCAGCATCCAGGGCGACTCACTGGAGATGTACGCTTCGCGCTTGCCGCAGGCGGGACACACCACCTTTTGCAGGTAGTGACCCCGTTCTTCGGCACGGTAGTCACGAATCAAACGCGCAAGAATGTCCTGGCGCAGCGATGGATTCACGCTGGCCTCCTTATGATGAAAGCTGGGCGATAAAACAGTGGGCGAAAGCCCGTTGCCGGTGGCGGCGACTACTGGTCGATCAGAACAGGGCGCTGTCGGTGGCGGTCGATCACGCTGGTGCGCTGTTCCTGGCGGGCCTGCTTAAGGACTTGAAGCAGGTCGGTCACCGTCAGGGCGACAGGGGTGCCATCACTCAGGCGCAGTACGACCAATTGCGACGTGGTGGCGTCCACATCGATGCGCTCGCGCCGGTTGGTGGCCTCGAGGTCGGCGTAGGCCTGGAGAGCTGTCAGCTCGGCGTGCTCGACCGTCGTATCGGTGTTGGTGAGCAGGTAGTCGGCGCAGTTGGCCAAGGCATCGCGGCGATTGAGCCAGCGATCGCGAAACAGCTGCGCGGCGGCGAGGTTGTGCGGATCCAGGTGAATACCGCGCAAAGGCAGAACATTTGTCATCGGGATGTCCTCGTCAGTCGTTGATCTGTTCCAGAACCCAGCGCCGAAGACCGGGATCGATGGGTATGCAGACGTCTGGGTTGGGTTGTCGACTCGGTGCGGTGGTGGTGGCGAACTCAAGCTGCATCTTTCCGCCCCAGCCGCAGTCCAGGTTGGTGCACTGGGCATAGACCAGCACCAGGGCGGGAATCGGCCGCTTGCTTGTTCGTGTCGCTAGCCGAGAGCGGCAATGCGGGCAGGTGATCCTCACCGGCTATCTCCTTTCACTTCGTATATCGCTCTACCCCGACCAGTGAGCCCCTGAGCGCCCCGGCGGATGCGCCGACGCAGCAGCCACTCGGCGGCCTGTTCTCGGGTCTGCAGGTTCTGCTGGGTACAGACGGCATCGAGCACGGCTTTCATGTGTTGATCGAGCTCCATGGCTTGGTCCGGCATGGCGTACCTCGAATGCACGGTGGATGTAGCGCTTCATTCAGCCAGCGCGAGCGGCGACAGTGTCAGTGACGGTGGCAAGGTCGACGCCGAGGACCTCTCGGGCTTCCTTCATCATCATCTGGCGCATCACCTCGGCCTTGGGCAGACCCAGATAGTTGGCCAGTGCCGTGATGACATCGGCCTCGTATTGATCGAGGTAGACCGTGGCCTTGTTGGTGCGAACGCGTTTCGGGTCCTGGTACATGGCGGAGTTCCTTTATGCGGCAAGTCAGGACAAGAGCAGGATCAGCAACGAGCCGCCTGCTCGGTGTCGGCTTCGTAGCGCTCGATACCGAGCAGAAGCAGCATGCGAGCGGTGGAGGAGAGCGAGCGCATTTCCAGCTCCGCGATGCCCTCGAGCTTGTGGTGCTCCCGATCGGTGACCATGGTCATCACCGAACGGTTGCATCCGCGGGGCGAACGGGCCGCAACAGGGACCTGTTGCATGGTGTCAGTGCTGTTCATGGGTTAGGCTTCCTAATGGTTGTCTAAGACTGTAGCGACAGAATGGTACCGAACGGTTCCATTGTTAAGATAGGAATATACCGAATGGTGTCTTTTGGTGAGCGGCTTCGAGAGGAGCGGGAGCGTCTAAGCCTGACGCAGGCCCAGTTCGGGCAGCTTGCGCAGGTGACGAAAAAGACGCAGATGCTCTACGAGAGCGGTGAACGCTCTCCCAAGGCGGACTACATGACCGCTATCGCCAGTTCGGGAGTGGATGTGCAGTACTTGCTGACGGGGGAGAGAACCGTTCGCCACAGTGAGAGCGCAAACGGTGATCTTTCTGGCTGCAGCGTGGAACCGTTTGAGGTTGCGATGATGGGGGAGAACCTTGCCGCTGTACCGATGTACGACATCGAGGCGGCAGCCGGTGACGGCCGCTCCCTGGAAGCCGAGGAGGTCGAGACCACCATCTACTTCCCTAGTGAACAGCTCGCTGCTCAAGGCCTGGACCCCGCCCATGTGGTGGGCGTCAAGGTTCGTGGTGACTCGATGGATGGCACCCTGGCTGACGGTGACTGGGTGTTGGTGGACCGTAGCCAGCGAGAGCCCAAGCCCGAGGGCGTCTTCCTGCTGCTGGTACATGGCGAGCGACGCATCAAACGCGTGCAGCGTGTTGCCGGCGGCGCCTGGCTGCTGATCAGTGACAACGACCACTACCAGCCAGAGTTGATCAAGCCCGAGGATATGAAGGACGTGGCGATTTTGGGGCGGTGTGAGATCCGCATCGGCAGGATCGCTTAAGCGTGACAATGTAGTTGCAGCAATGAGGCTTAACGCCTTGGTACAAAAAAACAGGTCCGGAAAGAGACCTGTAACGCAGGGAGAACAAGGATGAATCGTGTCAATTTTCTTACCGCAGCGGTGGCACTGGTGGGGTGCTCCGCGTCGGCGGAACCTGTCACGAAGGATGGCTTGGTGAGCGCCTCGGGAGAAGCTGATTTTGGGGCTATCGAGGTGAAAGGCTACTTTGATGTCCTGGCCTACCTCGCCGGACCGCACCGCTATGAGTCTGAGAGCGGCCGAATGGTGGCGCAGCTAAACAGTGATATCTCTCAGGAGGCCGCCGATCAGGTCGTGGCCGTGGTGGAGGTGATTTGATATGCGCTTGCTGTTGACGCATCTCGTGGATTTTGTCCCTCTGGCAGCTAGCACCGCCGATGTGCCAAGTATTAATGTCGAGGACCTCTACGAGCAGGTGGCTGCGGTCGGCGGCAGCCCCAGCAACGCCCATTACCTCAGCTGCATCGACATGGAGCACACGGCCTCCAACGGGCTCAAGGCCGGATGGGAGAGCCTGCCGCCGAACACTCAGTACCTTTGGTGGGAGGTGGCCCGGGTCACTGGGACGGTAGTTACTCCCTGCAGGAAAGCTGCGTGGACAAGGAAGTGTTGGCCGGCAGTAATTGCAGCGAGTTCGGCTTCGACTGAGGACTTGGTTAGGTCATGATTAACTCATCTATTGAACTTTTAGAGCCTGCGTCCGTAAGAAGTCTACGAGGCAGAACACCCGATGGTCGAATGGCTGAGACGTATGCCTGTGACATTTCGTGGGAGGATGGTACTCCAGGACGAGGGTTTCTTAAGTGCTTCCCAGCATCACGTAGCTTGGGAGTAGTGAATGAGCTGACTGGGTATCTCATTGCAAAGGCCTGTGGTTTGCCCGTACCGAAACGGGCCGGTATCGTGCAGCTGAGCCAAGTCCTGGTTGATTCCATGGAGATTAAAAACTGTCCTGAGGGTGTGTATCGCTATGCGTTTGCAGTAAGTGAATCTCCTGGGCGATCTCCCAACTCTATTTATGCTGGCCTTCCCGGGGCAATGGCTGCTGAGGCGACACGTGAGATTCTTCAGGGGTGGCGTGGTCTATCTCCTTTGATGGCATTCGATGACTGGGCCGCAAACCAGGACAGAAATCTAGGGAATTTCCTGATTGATGAAAAAGGCGAAATATTCGTCATTGACCATAGCAACATGCCGGTTGATATATGCTGGACCGCCGACGCGCTCGCGCCGGAAGGGCGTTTCCGGAATATCTTGGTTGAGATTATGACGTTAGGCGGCAGTGTTCCCATTGAAGAAGGGTTTGTAGTCAGAGCTGCAGAGCGCCACCCGGACGTCTATAATTCAATCAAGGATGAGCTGAGGGCTTGGTGGCAAGCATTTCTGGGCAATGACCCTTCACGTAGGGATGCGATTGAGTCATTTTTCCACAATAGAGCCGAAAATGGTTCCGATCGGCTAAGCCAAACACTTTCGACTATGCCGGTGTGACTATGCTTAATATTGACGACATTTTTCGGGAGAAACAAAGTGCTGCACCGTGCTTGGTCAAAGGGAAGTGGTACCGTGTTCAGTGGACGCCAGACCTTTCGGCTGGAGAGAGGTTGAACCTAGGTGTTGCCTTCCTCCCACAGCAGGGCTCCCCGTATATTCAGACCATTGACGACTTTGGCCGCCTTCGCTGTCTTTTTGATGACAGGGCCGAGTTTCATGCCAAGCTCGCTTGCCGTGTGGCAGAGATGATGATCGAGTCGGAACCTAACCCAGAAAACTGGACCTCTCCGCAATTGAGTATTGTCGAAGGGGGATTTGCTCAAGGCGAAAGTGCTGACGAGATCGTCGAGCGAATGATGGAGGATCTTGTTCCTCTTAGTGCTCCGCGAGCTCATCGTTCTACCCGGCACTCTCCTATTACGAAGAAGCGTGCATACACTAGGATTAACGACTCCTTATCTTTCAGGCTGGGGAATGAGTACCGTCAACATGTCCCTAAAGATCCTCAGGTTAAAACAGCGTTGGGCATCAGCTTGTTTTTGCCTTTCCGAAGGGGGTGTGATGGACATGAAGCTGCCACCATTGTTTCAGCAGACTTCACTAGACCTGAAAAGATTCGGGGTGAGCTTTACCTTGGTCATAGAGATGTGTCTGTTGCCACTACTGAGAAAGCGTTTCGGAAAGGAGCAATTTTCATTCTTCGCCCTGGTGGAAACATGAAGACTGCTGATTTGAGAGCAGCTGAAGAAGAGGTGAGGGATTTTTCTCTTTACCTAAAAAGTCTGCGTGTCCCTCATTATCTAGGCAAGAATACGGATGAGTTGACCGATGTTATCAAAGAATGGTGCTTAGAAGTGGCTTAAAAGCACGATAGGGAGCCCCGCATCTGCGGGGCTTTTATTAAGTCGAGGCATAGTTTTCAGTAGCGTGACTGCACCTACGAACGGCGGTCGATGCCGTAGCTCGGCTCACTATCACCGGGAATGTGTGACTCATCGAGCGGCCCACCACTAGGGTGTCGCCGTCCTGTATGCCGAACTCTATCATACTGTAACCTGTACAGAACTTGGTTGCAGGGCGCTTTGTCACCCGAGCATGCGACCGACGTAGCCCTCTGCCGGCGAGGGGAAGCCGGTGATGCCGGCGCGAGTGGTGGCCAACGGATGAGGCTGGGCGCGGTAGGACGGTGTCGAGTGCGGATGGGGAATTCTGGGAAGCTGACTTGACATGGCCTCTTGCTGAAGGCTGTTTATTTGTACAGTATTTAGCATCAACTCCTTATTAGGCAACTGCTGATATACGCCAACCCTCGAGGAGGCATGCGACCGGGCTCGGCATCGCGCTGCTGGCTACAGGATAACGAATTGGCAAGGATGATATGCGTGTTAACTACATTGGGCCGCTTTGCCGCGGCATGAAGCACCCGGCGCTGGAAGGGTACGACCTCTCTCAGTTCGCGCCGACCTGCTTTCTTGTCGAGGTCAGCGAGGAGGCCGGGGTTGAGGGGACGCTGATCGAAGGCGATCTGCTGGTGGTGGACGAGGGGAAGGTGGTCCAGCACGCCGATCTCGTTATCTTAGAGCGAGAGGGCCAGCACCAGGTCTTCAGCAGTCACCGCATTGGTGGCGGCTTCCGAGCCATCCCGTTCTTTGGACGTGAAGGCTTCTCCATCAAGCAGTCCGAGGTGCGTGGCGTGGTAGTCAGTCAGGCCCGCCGCTACGCCTTCTGATTCAGCGCCTTCTGACTCACTCCTTCCGCAGCACTTCCATCGACAGCGCCACCGTGTAGGCGCTGTCGTTGAGGTCGTGCCGTACCTCGGTGATCAGCCAGGCGGTCTCTTCTATCTCTCGCTTCCAGCCTATCAGCCGCACTGGGGTCTCTGGGTAGAGGTCGGGTCGGCCTTCGGCCAGATCCAGCGTAAACTCGGCGCCGCCGCGCTCGAGCCGCTGCATCTCGCTCTGGGCTGCGGCGAGGGCGTCGTCTTCGCTGGCGTAGGTGGGGCGCAGGCGTTTCAGGTTGTCGGTGTCGCCGGCGATGACTTCCTTACGCTCGGCGTGGGCGGTGTCGTTCCAGTAGGCCAGTACGCCGGTGAAGGCGTCGCGGTCGGTGACCACGTAGCGGTGGCGGTCACCAACCTGGCGGTACAGGTCGATGGGAGGAATCTCTGTGCCGCCGGCGGTGGTGGCCTGGCCGGCGGGGATGAACAGCAGGTTGCCGGCTTTCACGGTGGCGATGGCGTCGTAGCGCTCGGCGAGGCGGGTAAGGAAGTGCAGGTCGCTTTCCTCGGTCTGGTCGATGTGACCGACGCGGATCCCGCCGAGGACCTTACTGATCTTCGGCTCCAGGTCGTGTCGCTTGGCGATGGTGGTGATTATGTCGCGCAGCACCAGGTTGTCCCAGCTCTGGGTGCGCTTGCCCGGCAGGCCCTGGCGCATGTCGGCGGAGCGGGCGCGGATGGTCATCAGGTCCGGGGCGCCGCTGTGCTCTACCTCGTCGACGATGTAGGTGCCCCGGTCGATCAGCGGCTCGCCTTTCCAGCCCATGGCCAGGTGCAGCTCCGCGCCACGCGGCGGCAGGGCGAGGCGCCCGTCGTGGTCGTTGAGGGTGATATCGAGCTGATCGGCCTCGAGTCCGCGGCGATCGGTGAGCGACAGGCGCTGCAGGCGTGCGTCCAGCTCCGGGCTGATCACCTGGCCCTGTAGCGTCAGACGGAAGTCCGGTGTCCGTGCCGGGAGCCCGGGCTGTAGTAGCGAAGAGCCGAGCAGTTGGATCATGCCAGGACCCCGTTGAGTCCGGTCACCAGCGCTCGGGAGAGCGCGTTGCTGGCCAGTTGGTCAGTTGCGTCTTCGTCGATACGTTGTAAGGTCAATTCGAAGTCGATCTTCTGGGCGGCGCCATCGCGGAAAAACGCGCTCTTGCGCTCGTTGAGGCTCTCGATCACGAACAGGCCGTAGACACTGCCACTACCTTCGATCAGCGGCCAGGCGCCGCCGGCATTGGCCATCTGGCGTAGCTGGTCGAGGTTCTGCTGGCCACCTGTGAACTCGGGTAGCAGGGTGCCGGTGAGGGTGATGGTGTCACCGTCTGGCCCCAGAAACTGCCGGGAAGGCCGTCGTCCTACACGCCCTTGTGGTGAATGTCGCCAGCCTGATTGACGTTGTAGCTCCTGGTATGCCGCTGAAGATACGCCGAAGATAAAGAGTCCGTAAGCCATCATCATGGAAGGAGGCCAGTAATGAAAGAATGGAAGTGGGTGTGCTTCATTTTTCTAGTATCCCTCGTTGTAGTGGTGGGTTCTGAGTTGGCAGGGCATCGAGAGTATGTTGTGAATTTAGCCAGAGTCGATGGGCTGCAAACGTTCTATTTACTTATTGGTGCCGGACTAGGCCTTGTCCTTCGGGACCCTGGTGAGAAGCACGGAAAGATGGCCCTAGCTTCGGCTGTTGCTGCGGTGTTTTGTTCAATGTTCTTGAGTGCGTTTGATAACCTTGAAAACGATCTTTTATGGAATGTTGCTGTAGCGCTGACTGCGCTATTTCTGACGACGTTGATTTTCAGCGTGATGCATCTCTTTAACGCATTAAACGCGAGTGAAAAGAGGATGCAGCAAGACAAGCCTCGTCCTCGCTTCGCTAGGACTCCGCCACCTCGTCGGTGGTGATTAGTCCCAGTCATAGAGTGCACTCCGCCTCTGAACTTTGGCGTCACGACTGGCCTCGTCCAGGGCGCGGCGGACTTCGTTGGCCACGTAGCGGGCCAGGGCCTGCTCATCCATGCCCGGTGCCGGCTGTACATTGATATTGATGCCTCCCTGGATGACCACGCCGCCACCAGCGCTGGCGGCTGACAGCGGCGGCCGGGTGTCGATGGGGATATCAGCGGTGGCCACGGTTGGCAGCGTGGCCGCGCCCAGGGCCAGGCCGGCGCCGGCCTGACGCAGGCGCTGGCTGAAGGCGGTCACCTGAGACAACGGTGCCTGCTCGCTGCTCCGGATACCCTGGGCGAGCCCCGCCATCACATCGCCGCCGATGCTCTTGAACACTCGGGATGGTGAGTGGGTGTCGAGTTCATAGCGGGCGCGGTGCTCGGTGCCCCTGGCGGCGTCGCTGACGGCCTCCCAGGCGGATACGGCGCCATTTTTGATGCCTTCCCCGAGTCCTCGGGCAACGTCCAGTCCGGCGTCTCGCATGCGCCCCGGCAGGCTCTTCAAGTAGTCCATGGCGGCGGTCCACTTCTCCTCGAGCAGGCCCTTGAGGTCCCAGTCGCTGAGCATGGTGGCCACCGCCTCAATGGCGTTGCCGGGGGCGTCCTGAAACCACTGCCACAGTTCGGCGCCGCTGGCCCTGATGGCGTCCCAGTGCTGGAGGATCAGGCCGGGCAGTGTCCAGTTGGTGAAGCCGGCGATGATCAGGTCACGTGCGGAGGCAGCCGTCGCTTTCAGCCACTCCCAGAAGTCGCCGACGGTGGCCTTGATGCCTTCCCAAAGTGCGGTGAACTTTGGGCCAAGGGTGTCCCAATTCTGCCAGATCAACAGCGCGCCGGCGGCGATCAGGCCGATGATGGCCAGGATAGGGTTGGCCATGGCGGCGGCTCCGAGCAGGCGTAAGGCGCCGATCAGGGTGGGAATGGCGCGGGCCGCAAGGGCGCCCAGCACACGGGTGAAGGCGCCGCCTTTCAGTCCCAGCATCTGCAGGCCGTAGCGGGTCAGCACCATGGGGCCGAGCAGGGCGCCCAGGGCAAGGGTCAGGGCACCACCCACGGCGACCAGGCCGGCGACAGCGGCAGCTGCGGTGGCGAGCTGGGCGGTCAGCTCGGGGTTGGCCTTCATCCAGTCGCCCACGGCCCGGGTGATGCGGGTGACGTTCTGGATCAGCTCTCGCAGCGGTCCCTCGTTGGTGTCGGTGAGGGTAATACCGACCTCTTCCCAGGCGCTGTTGAGGCCTTGCAGGTCGCCCTTGATGTTGTCAGCCATGACCTTGGCCACCCGGGCATTCTCACCGGCGGCCTGGTCCAGGGTGGCCACGAACGCCTCTATACCGGCGGCGCCCTGCTGGTTGATCAGTTCCGCCATGCCGGCGGCGGGCTCTTCGCCGAAGATGTCCTTGAGGTAGGCCAGACGATCGGCGCTGCCGAGTGTCTCGGTGGCCTTGGCCACGTCGGCGAGGATCTCGGGCACGTTGCGCAGGTTGCCCTCTGCATCCTTGGCATTGACGCCGAGTGTCGCTAAGGCGTCGGAGGCCGCGCCGGTAGGGGCCGACAGTCGCAGCATCATGGCGCGAAGCGTGGTGCCGGCCTGGCTGCCCTGGATGCCGACGTTGCCGAGCAGGCCGGCCATGGCGGCGGACTCTTCCAGCGACAGCCCCATCTCCCGCGCCACCGGGGCCACATATTTCATCGACTCGCCCAGCATCTCCAGGTCGACGTTGGCCCGGGTGGTGGTGGCGGTGATGACATCCGCCAGGCGCGTCATCTCGGCAGGATCAAGCCCGAAGCCGGATAACAGGTTGGAACTGATATCTGCGGTGCGCCCAAGGTCCGCGCCCTGGGCCTTGGCGAGATCTAGCATCGAGGGCATGGCGGCGATGATGGCGTCGGGATCGAAGCCCGCCATGCCAAGAAAGCCCTGGGCCTCGGCGGCCTGGGTGGCGCTGAAGGAGGTCGATGAACCGAGCATGCGGGCTTGGTCCTGGAGCGCCTGAAAGTGCGGGTCATTCTTGTCGAGGCGCGTCAGGGCCTGGACGCGGGACATGGCAGCGCCATAGTCGACACCAGGTGCCAGCAGTCGGGCGCCGCCGTAGAGTGATGCGCCGCCGGTGGCCAGGCCGCCGGCGCCGGTGCCCATCAGGCGACCGGCCCGGCCCATGCCCCGGTGGAACTGACGGGCAGCGTCAGCGGCCTGGCGTTGCTTGCGGGCGACTTCGCCCAGTTCCTGCTGTTGTCGCTGCAGCTGCTCGTTGGCGTCACGAATGCGCCGACTCAGGGCCTGCTGCTGGTCGCCCAGCTTGCCCGTCACGCCGTCGACGCGGGTCATGTGGGTGCGCAGGTACTGAAGCTGCTGTTGCTCCGCCTGATACTGCTCCTTGAGGCGCTGGGCCTGGCGGATGGCCTGGGCACGGCGGCGGGTGAGGTCGCCGGTGGCACCATCGGCTTGCTCGAGCTGGCGGGTCAGCTCCTGGACTTCACGCTGCTGGTCGGTGAGGGCGCGGGAGCTGTCCTCGCTCTGGCGCTTGAGGTCACGAAAACCGCGCAGCTCGCGTTGGGCGCGTTCCAACGTCTTGAGCTGATCGCGGCTGGCCTTGAGGGCCTCGGCGGTGGCGCCGCTGCCCTGTGTGATCTTCTTCAGCGGGCCGGTGGCCCGATCCACTGCGTCGAGGATGACTTGCAGCTTGAGGTCTCGGGCCATCGGTGTTCCTTGCGGTGTGGCGGTGCGGGTGGGTCAGGTGTTGGGGCTGGCTCAACCTTTCCCTGGCTCGACGCGGCGGCGGGCCTGTTCCCGCCAGGACATCAGCTCTGCCAGACCCATGGCGTCCATCTCCGGCGGGCCCCAGTGGAACACCATGGCGAGGTCCGCCATGGCGTCGTCCACACGTTCGGGGATGGCTAGGCGCTCGCCTCGCGCGTCTTCCTCGGCACCAAAAAACCCGCCACGGTGCCCCCGAGCTGGACCAGGTCGGCGGGATCGAGGTCACGCACCTCTGCTTCGGTCAGCGCCGGCTCGGTGATGCGGGGCAGCACGGTGGTCAGGGCGGCGACTTGCATCTGCAGCAGGTCGGTGAGCGAGACGCCGCGCAGGGCGCCGGACTTGGGCTTACGAACCTGGATCTCGGTGACGGTAGTCTTGCCGCGTGTGATCGGGGTGTCGAGCTCGACGGTCTCGGTGATCGGCTTGGGCAGCTCTGCGACGTTGGTGGTGTCGGTCATGGTGGGTCCTGTGGGGCTGAGTCAGGTGAATGCCTACGCCGCCCAGGGGCGGCGCTGGGTTACAGGTTGAGGTTGGCGCGGCGCTGGGCTAGGCGGTCCTCGCCGCGCACGGTGAAGACGTAGCCGGGCACGTCGCGCTCGATGACGGTCTCGCCGTCGATGACGAGCTTGTAGTAGGTGAGGGTGGTGGTGATCTCCCAGTCGGACTTGTCGCCCTTCTGGGCCTCGCCCATGGCGATGGTCTTGTGGCGGCCGCGGGCGACGATCTCGACCGGCACGGTTTCGCCGGTCTCGTCGCTTTCGTAGCTGCCGGTGAAGCGCAGCAGGGCGGCGCCATGGACGGGGGAGCCGAAGCTGTCGAACAGGCCATCGACGACCAGGCCACCGGTGGTCCAGGTCATCGTCATAAGCTCTTGACCCATGTCGACCTCGACAGGGCCATCCATCCCGCCTCCCTCGTACTCGATCATGCGGCGGGCGAGCTCGGGGATGGTGACGGTGGGCACCTGGCCCTGCCAGTTGTGGCCGTCGCCGAACAGGTTGTAGTCCTTCAAGATCTTGGGAAGCATGGGGTTCTCCTGGAAATGCGCTTAGCGCTGCCCGCTGATCAGGCGGCGGCGACGCGGTCGGCGAAGTTGATCAGGTAGCGGTCGGTGATGCGCTGCTGGAACATCAGGTTCTCCAGCGGCGGCACCGGGGTGTAGTCGTAGTCGATGTAGAGCTTGCCGGCCTTGAGCACCTCGGGGGTGTTGATCTCTGGATCGAACCAGGCGACACCGTCGATCAGGTAGCCCAGGCGCTTCCACTCGCGGAACTTGGCGTTGATGCCCTCGATGATGTCCTTCACCAGGCTTGGGTGCATCGGCAGGTCCACCGCCCACAGATGGGCCTCGGCGATGGTGTCGGCGATGATCTGGGCGGTGCGGGCGTAGTTCTCGAAGGCGAACAGCGGATCCACCGAGCAGGTGCGCGAGCCCCAGAAGCGGTAGCCGCCGCGATTGATCAAGGTGGTGACCTCGTGGCTGTTCAGATAGCCGGCGTCGGTGGCCGGGTCCTGCAGATCCCAGAACACATCGCGGCTGATGCCGGTGACGCCGTTGACCGGGATGTTCGAAAGCGTCTTGTGCCAGCCGAATTCGTTGTCCAGGCGCGCCCGCATGCCCAACGCCCGCGCCACGGCGGAGTGGTTGCGGGTGCTCTGGGTAGCGGTGTCCCAGCCGGTGAAGTCTGGCCAGATCACCATCACCTCGCGGGCACCGAAGTTCTCCCGGTACATGGCCGCTTCTTCCTTGGTGGTGCAGCCAAAGGCGGAGGCGTAGACGAAGGCGCGGAGTTTCTGGGCAACACCGATCAGCTCGCTGACGACGTCAGCGTCGTCCAGCTCCGGCACGCCGAGCACGCGGGGCTTGACGCCAAAGCGTTGTTCGGCGGCGAGCAGGGCCTGCAGGCCGAGTTTCTTACCGCTGGCGTCCACGCCGCCGATGACGTTGCTCTTGGTTTCGGTGGCATCACTGCCTTCTGCCACCCGCACAACCACCACCAAGGTCTTGGCCTGGTCGGCGATGGCGTCGAGTGAGCGGGCGAGGGTGCCCTCGGCGCCGGCCTTACCCTGAGCCGCGAGGATGTCGGTGATCAGCACCGGTGTGTTGAGCGGGAAGGGTTCATCCTGGCCGCCGGTCAGGTTGGTGAAGGGCGTGGCGGGTACGATGCCCGCGCCACTGGAGCCCTCGGCTTCGGTGGCGGTAACCCGGGCGCTGGCGTTGGCCTCGCCGTTGACCGCGGTAACGACCTCGCTGGCGGTGCTGACCAGGTCACCCTCGGCGTCGGTGGCGAGGCTGACGGTGATGTCGTTACCGGAGACGCTGACGGCCAGGGTGGCGGAGGCGGTGCCCGGGTCGAGGTAGCGGACGCGGATGGCATTGCCGTCGGTACCGGCATTGGCGGCGGTGTAGGTGATGCCGGTATTGGCAGCGGCAAAGTTGACGGTGGTGCTGGCGGCGACGCCGGGGGCGGCATCCGGCGCGGTGGCCACCAGGCCGATCACCGCTGTTGCAACGGTGCGAATCGGTCGGGTGCCCTCGTTGATTTCGACGACACGAATGCCGTGATGGTAGTCCTGGGCCATGGGTGAGGCTCCTGCGCAGGGAATATCGGGTCGATGCATGACGTGGTGTCATGCTGCGCGGGAGGGTGGAGGGGGCTCAACGAGCGGGCGTTGTGACAGGGCGAGGTCACAACGCCCGGTAGGTTTGCTATGGTTGCCGTGCAGTATTCACCAATACATGACATACCGTGAGGTATCGATATGCTACGAAAGAAGATCCCCGCGTCTTTTTCTTCAGGGATTCCACACCCTTTGGCTGCCTTCCACTTTCGCGTCGCTTGGGATAACCCAAGTAGCGGTTTAACCGTGCTGTCGACGATTCGGTGGTCCAATTCTGGATGGCTGATGAAAAATGCTGATGGTCGTTGGACCGACTTCCAGCCATACGTGCGCTATGTATTCGCGCATAAGGCGGTGCTGTAAACCTGTGGGCACCCGTTGAGGCGGGTGCCATATGCCGCAGGTTACCAGTCGATCGCTTCCAAGGCATCGCGGTCCTCGGCTTCCAGGGCAGCCTTTACCTCTTCCTCGAGTCGTTGGCGTTTGCCGGTGGCCATGCCGCTGGCCTGAGTAAACGCATCCGCCTTGGCCAGGATTCGCCCCACCAACTCGGCCTTGTCCAGGGGTCGTTCGACCAGCATGGCGTCGATATAGGGGGTGGCCACGCTGTTGTCCGCCTGCCACTGGCGCGCCTCGCGCTCTTGCTTATCAAAGGTCAGCGTTTCTGCGTGGGGATAGTCGTTGAGGATCTGGTTCATCTCGGCCTGGTAGCCCGAATTGATGCGACGCAGCGTGGCAGTAGCGACGCTGTCGATCGAGGGTTCAGGAGTAGGCACCCACGAGGGACGGAAATTTTCGTCGGTGCCCAATGTCATGCCATTGGGAGGTGGCCCAGAATATATATTCCAATCTTCTTCAGAGACAGCAATCGCATCGTCTGGCCAGCCTTCGCCTGACAGATATCTGTCACGTAGTGATGCTGATAGAAAAGCGTTTCTGGAAGCGCTGAAATAATACATGTTCAATACCCGATGAAGAATAGTTTGAAGGTGGCGCCGCCAGCAGAAGAGCGCATTCTGGTTTTTACGGTTGTGATCGCCGATGTAGACTCTGTCGCAAGCGCCGTAAATGTAGAGGATGAAGATATGTAAACTTGACCGAAACATCCCCAGTTCGTGGTTGTAAATTGAATCGGATGCACAACGTCGTACCAGGTGTCTGGCTCCTCGAACATGTACCGTCGCCATTGAAAAATTATCCCTCCTAGCCAACTCGGCAGAGCAACATACCCCGTATCTCCTAAACTAAATGAGATTCCCCAGCGTAGTTTTTTCGGTGTCACTGCTGTTGAATCATCTGCGCCGGCGTCGACCTGAGTCTGGCTCGCCACTTTGAGCATGCCTGTTACAGATTCCGAGGCTTGCTTAACCCACTGAGCTGCCCACACTTTTAGCTTCTGCGCAGTAAAGAATTTGCCGTCATCCTCCCCGGCATTCACTTCTGACTGGGTCGCCTTAATTACCATGCCTTTTTCGAATTCGCTTGCCAGTGGATGATTTCGGCTCTGCTCATGGGCCAGTCGTTGCTGATCCACATATTCCCGCGTCGCCAGCACCACTGAGGGGTCAACGCGCAGCGTCACCGCTGCGGTGTCGCTGACTTCCATTACAACGCGGATGGTCTGGGTGCGGCTGGATCCTTCGGCCAGCACCGGCTTGTAGGTCTCGGGCAGGTTGCCGATGGCGATCAGGTCGCCTGAGGCGTCGAACACGCCTACCTCACGGATGGTCCAGCCGCCGACGTCGGGTGGAAGCACCTGCTCGATGACGATCCAGGTGGGGTTGGCGTCGTCGGTCTGCACGGCGTTGATCGGTGCGCGGCGGACTTCATTGACCAGGGTGGTGGCACTGGAGTCCGGGGTGACGGGGTTGCCGCCACCGTCGCCCACAGCCATTTGGGTGATCTCGATCTGGGTGCCCAGGGCCACGGCGTTGGCGATCTTGGCCTGACCGGTATCGGTGAGCAGGGTGTAGAACTGGGGCATGGGGCGGGCTCCTGATGTTCGGCCTTAGAGGGGAAATACGGTGGCGCTGTCGATGGTGTGGACGGCGGCGCCGACGAAGAAGGAGCTGGTGGTCTCGATGTCACCGGGGGCGAACGGATAGACCTCGGTCACGTCGCCGTCGTAGATGGCCGCGCCGACGTGGATGAGGCCACGGCTCTCGCCGGCGATATCCAGCCCGATGACGTGGCGAGTCAGCGGCTTGGCGTCGTCGATCAGCCGCTCGAGCTCCTGGTACATGCCGTCAGTGATGCCGGTGTCGAGCACGCCAATACGTAGGGCGAAGGTGCCGGGGATTCCCTCGGGGCTGGTCTCCCACCACTCCACGACCTCAAGCAGATAGCCCAGTGGTTCGACGACACGGCGAAGGGCCGAGGTGGTGCCTTTCTTGCGGTGGACGTAGAACGCCTGGGCGATGACGCCGCGCTTGGTGGCCACCGTCCAGGTCGGGTCCCAGCGGTCGACGCTGAAGGCCCAGGCCAGGTAGGGCAGCAGGTGGGCGGGGCAGGTCTCGGGACGCCACAGGTCGCGCAGCGGTACCGGCACGCGCTGGATCTCGGCCAGTGCTTCGGCGGCGGCGCGCTCCAGGGCGGTGCCGTTGGAAGGCAGCAGGTGGCGGATACGCTCGGCGCTACTCATCGCTACCCCCGATGATCACGCTGGTCCCGGTGCAGTGGGCGGCCTCGGTGACGTCGAGCACCACGTCGCTCGCCGGCGCGGTGAGCTCCACCCGCTGTACGCCCTCGACGTGAAGTGCCGCGTGCAGCGCGGAACGGCGGATGTCACGGCCCAGGCGGCGCTGTTCGCCGATGTAGCGGGCCAGGGCAGCCTCAGCAGCGGCCAGGATGGGCTCCTGCTCGGGGCCGGGGTAGACGTAGAGGGTGGCGTCGACGCTGTAGTCGACGATGGTGGCCGACTGCACTGTGAGGCGGTCACCCACCGGGCGGATATCCTCGGCAGAGAGGGCCGCGTCGACCTGGTCGATCAGTTCCTGGCTGGCGGTGCCATTACCTTCGGACGATAGCAGGGTGACGATGGCCACCGCCGGGCTCGGGCTGGTGGCCCTGGCGTCCATCACCCGACCATCGGCACTGAGGGCGTGGAACTCGTAGGCGCCACGGGGACCGGCGACGCTGAGCCCTTCATAGGCTCGCTGGGCACGCAGGCGCAGTTGATCGTCGCTTTCCAGTACGGCGGCAACCGGTGGCGTGGCGTTCGGATCACCAGGGCTGACCACCAGGCGCTCCACCTCGAAGTTGGCGGCAATCTGGTCGAGATCAGCGTCTCTTGCGTAGGCAAGCATCACCGCCTTGGCCGCTTCATTGACCCGCTGTCGCCAGATCATCTCGCGGTAGGCGTTTTCCTCGAGCAACTTGGTCAGAGGCTCACTCTCGAGTGCCAGGGTGGCCTCTACCTCGGCGCGGCGCTCGTCACCGACCAGCGCGAGCAGGGCGTCGGTGCGCTCGGCCAGGATGGCCTCGAAGTCCAGCGCCTCGACGACCTGGGGGGCAGGGAGCTGGGACAGATCGATGGTGCTCATGCCAGCGGCACCTCCAGATTCACGGGCTCGCCTTCACGGGTCTGGGCCTCGAGGTCGAGCACGACCCGCCCGGGGCTGGTGGTGCTGACGCTGGTGCGTACCGCCGTGACGCGCAGGCGTGGTTCCCAGCGCAGCAGCGCCATCACCGTGGCGGCGTAGACCTGGAGCAGGGTGGCTTCGGTCAGCGGGCGGTCGATCATCTCGGGCAGCAGTGAGCCGTAGTCGCGGCGCATGACTCGGGTGCCCAGCGGGGTTGTCAGGATGTCGGTGACGCTCTGGCGCAGATGGTCGAGATAGTCGAGCCGGCGTCCAGTGGCGGCGTCCATCATGTCGGCACTCCTGTGTTGCTGGGTCCAGACTCCACGCCACCATGGCGATGGCTGTCGCCGATGTCCTTGCCGTTGTGGGTCACGCCGTCTCCCGCGATGTTCAAGCGTCCGTTGAGCGTCACGTCAGCGTTGATAGTCACGCCGCCGGGGGCCGTGATGGTGGCACTGCCGGGTAGGTCGGCGTTCAGGTGGCAGTTGGTGTGGTCGTATTCCAGCACGGCGCCGTCCGGCATCACGCGCCGCCACAGGCCGGGGTTGTCTGACGGCGCTGCGTGCCGTTGCGAGAAAACGCCGGTCAGCACCACGCCGGCGGACGGATCGCCGCCGGGGGAAAACAGCACCACCTGCTCGCCGGTGGTGGGCGGGTCCCAGTCTCGGGTGGTGCCGGCGCGGCTTTCGATCCAGGGCAGCCAGGCGGTGAGCAGCTCGCCGCTCTTCACCCGGACCCGGGCACGGGAATGATCCACCTCGGCGATGGTGCCGAAGCGGATCAGGTTGTGGATCAGGCGCAGCAGCTCGGCGGCACCATAGAGAGGGCGAGAGGATGTCATGCGGGCATCGTTGCGCGCTGCGGGGGTGACTGCCATACCGGGGCGTTGTGAGCCGGACGAGTCACAACCTCGCTATGATCAAGCGGTCAGTGATCACCGGACAGATGGCGCAGCACGGTGTCCTGGATCAGGTCCCGGTCGGCGTCGCTGAAGCCGATCAGGCGCCGCTGGGTGTAGGTCACGCGGGGGCCGTCGCGGTCCACGTTGGCGCGAAGCCCGTCCTGGTGGACTCGAGCGATACGGGCCACGCGGCCGACAAAGCCCACCTCTGCGGTCTCACCCTGGGCGCGGGCCTTGAGGTACTTGGCGGTGCGGATCTTGGCGAACATGGTGCGACGACGAATGGCACCCTGCTGGGCGCGTCGCTGTGGCTTGCGCGGTGCGTAGGGGGAGCCGTCGGGATTCTGCTGGGCCTTGATGCGCTCGCGCTGGGAGCGCCTCAGCGCCTGGGCCACTCGGCGTGCCAGGGCGCGGCGCTCCTTCGAGCTGAGGTTGTCGAGCAGTGGAGTGACCCAGTCTTCCAGCGCCTGGACGTCGTTGGTCATGGCGTTCGCCCTCAGTCCGATGACCACTCGGCGGCCAGCTGGTAGTCCTGGTCGCTTGGTCCCTTGATGTTCATCTGCCAGGCGTCTGCCGGGCAGGGATCAATCGGGTATTCGGGCATGCGGTGCTCGACGTTGATATGACCCGCGTCGCAGTCCACCAGAGCCACTACCCGCTCGGTGAGCTGGACGGTCAAGGCCAGATCCCAGCGCTTGTTGTCGAGAATCTCTGCCTCGATGTTGACGGCCTCGTCAGGGTCGAGGTCCGGTTGGTAGCGGGACAACCACTGGAGCAGGGGAATCATGACGGTGTCCAGGGTGCCGCTGTAGTCGGTGATGACCATTTGGGCGGGGACCCGGTACTCGTGGCTCAGGTGCTGGCCACGATGAAAGGCGACCCTGCCATCCTGGATAAAGGTCAGCAGCTTATCGGGATTGCGCTGGAGCTCAGCGACGGCGCCGAGCAGGTGGTCGCGTAGCGATATCAGTTTCTCCACTCTGGCCTCTCATTGGTTTCACTCAACACATCAATCAGGCCGTTATGACGGGTGGCACAGCCGTGGTACTGATTGGCCCAGTCGCGCAGCGTTAACGCCACATCCCGGGCGGTGCCGTCAGTCAGCGGTGGCAGTGTCGTTGGGCAAGGCGTCAGCAACGTCTGCTGCAGCGGGGGCGCGCCCGGCGGCGGCGTCGTTGAGCAGCCGGACAAGGCGAGGCTCAAGGCAAATGCGCTGATAGATGGGCTTCTCGATTTCACGGATGATCCCTCGATCGATGATTCGCTCGTTGGCCTTGAGTTCGGCCAGCCTGGCCTCGACGGCACTGGTGATCTCGGACTCGCGCGCCATGGCGGCGGCGATGGACTGTTCGATGACGCGCTGGGCAGTGAGGCGCTGGCTGTCTTCAAACCAACCCCGGGCCAGCCAGCCGCTGGTGGCGGTGGTGGCCAGCATCAGGACAGCGGCGAGCAGACGGATCCGGGTCATGCCGAATATTCCAGGGCAGGAGCGCAGATCTCATTGATCAGAACGTCACCCACTGCCTCGACGCAGCGACGGCGGTTGGCGATGTACTTGGCTAGGTCGCGCTTGTTGCTCAGGAAGAACAGCTCGACGATGACGCCACCCCCCTGACTGATGAAGGCCAGCCTGCTGTGCTGCCCGCTGGCTTCACCCTTGGCGCCGCGGTTGGCGATGCCCAGGGCATCAGCGATGGCGTGGCAGAGGGCATTGCCCAGCGGGTAGTGGTGGCCGGCACTGAGCGTCTCGACGCCGGTGGCGGCCTGGCTTGCGGCGGCATTGCAGTGAAATTCGACGGCCAGGTCGTGTGCCTTGGCGGCGCCTACCGCATCGCGAAGCGGCAGGTTCTTTCCATCTGTGCCGTCCTTGTCGACGATGACTCGCTCGCCGAGGTATTCGGCCAGTAGGTCGCGGAACTCGAGGACGATGTTGGCCTCGGTATGACCATTGCCTACTGCGCCGGGGTCGCTGTCGCTATGGCCGGCGGAGATGAATAGGCTCTTTTGCTGTAGGGCGGCGAACTGGCGCATCAGGACCTCCACGGAACACGAAACAGATGGGCGAGGTTGCCGCCAGTCATCAGCAGATGGGTGGCAGCGAGTGGTAGCAGGCACACAAGCCAGGCGCTGCCCGGCGATCCGGTGGCCAGAATTCGGGCGATGACGACGGTGCAGCCGGCGATGCAGGCCCAAGCGGCGACGCCGACGCCAGGGCGATAGCGGCGGCCACGCCGGCGATAGGTCAATAGACGCAGGATGATCAACAAGGCGGCGATCAGCGTGATGATCCCGGTGATGGTCATTTCCTCCCTCCCAGCCAGGCTTTGAGATCAAGGGTCTTGACTCCCTCGATAGCTCGCAGCCCGGCAGTCACGGTGACGGCGGCGGCGATGAAGGCTGAGACAGCGCTGTGCTCAAGCATGTCGCCGAGCAAGGCCGGCCCGCCCAGGTAGCCGATGGCGAAAGAGATCAACAGATAGGCGAAGCGCTCGAACAGCCCTAGCTCCTTGGCGCTGATCACGAATAGCGTGGCGCCGCAGAAGGCACCGATGACGGCATTGGCGTCGACGCCGGGTAACCAGCCGATCAGGGCGGCAAGTCCTGTAGCGGTGGCGACGGCGGTGGCAGTGCTTGGTTCGGCCATGGGTTCCTCGTGAGTGTCAGCGCCAGAGTTGCAGGGTGTCGGCGTGAAGGGGGGCTGCCTGTCGTTCATCGGGCAGGGTGACCAGCAGGCCCTGGGGCAGCAGGGGGCCGAGTTCCGCCAGGCTCGGATTTAGCTCCAGGGCCTGCTCGGTGACGCTGCCGGTGCGTCCAAGTACGCGATAGCACAGGCCGTCCAGCGTCTCGTCCTGTTGGGTGCGAACCTTGGGCATCAGATCAGCTCCACCGTGGTATGCGCCTTGCCAAGGATCTCGCTGACCGCCCAGCGCGCATCGCGGCGGTAGTCATCGGCGGCCAGGTCCTTGGCCTCGCCACGCTCGTCGCCTTCGCCGGTGGCACTGTGGTCGCGGTAGCGCTCCATCAGTGAGGCCGTGGCGGTGGCGTAGACCGCCCGGCGGTAGAGCAGGGCGTAGCTGGCCGGCGGCATCCAGCCGGGCGCTTCGACGTCATCGACGGTGGCGCTGCCACTGGCCTGGCGATCTTGCTGCCAGTCCGCCAACTGGCGATTGATGTCGGCCATGGCTACGCGCAGCGCCATGTCCACTCGGGCATCGGTGATGCTGCCGTCGACGCGCTCGGCGCCGCGGTAGGCCTGGGGATCGAGCGCGGGCCAGAAGCCGTTGTTCTCGATGGGCGTCGCAGGCGCTTCGCTGGTCGGGACGTTGTAGGCGATCAGTGACATGGCGAGTGTTCTCAAATGCCGTTGAAGAAGGGGGTGGGCCGGGCTGCGAGCGGGTCTGCTTTCGGCCTGCTCTCACCCGGCGCCCCCTGACGTCGGCGTGCGACTCGGTGGCAGGTCAGGCCCCGTTCTGGGGAGAACCCTGATCGCCAGCGTTCTGTCTCTTGGTGTTGTCTTGCTGAATCTGGCGCTCGATGCGCTCGAGGTCCTTCTTCACCCCAACCTTGTCGTTCAGTGCCAGAGCGCGCTCCAGGCTGGATTGCGCCTCGACCAGCTGGCCTGCGGCGCGCTGGGTGTAGCCCAGAGCCTTGAACAGCTTGGCGCGCACCTGGTCATGCATGTCTGCCTGGCGGGTCAGGATCTCGACGTCGATCAGTTGCTTGAGCAGGTCCAGGGTGTCGATGCCTTCCTCGTCGAGGCGCTTGAGGGCCTGGTCGGCGACTTCCTCGGCGATGATCGCGGCGGTGGAACGCTCGAACTGATCGGGCGGATTGAGGTCGTGGGCCAGGGCGTAGCGGGCGATGGCCACGGCGCCGGCGATGTCTCCGGCATCGATGCGCCACAGCATGACGCGCATCAGCACGTCGTCCTGGGCGCCCTGGCCGGCCTCGAGTACGCCGGTGACGTAGTCGGTGTACTTGGGCAGGATCTCGCGCTTGATCTCGGCCTTGCGCTCCATCGACTGGGTCGACTTGAGCCGGCGGTAGTCCTCGAACAGGGCGGCCTGCATCAGCTCGTAGGCATCACCCTGCATCGGCGTCTCGCCGGCGGTCTCCGCCGCGAGCGCGGCGGAGACCCGTTGGTAGTGGCGGCGGGCGGGGCTGGTCATCGTGACTCCTTATCAGGCGCTGAAGTCGCCCAGCTCGATGTTCTCGATCAGGCAGCCGGCGCCGAAGTCCTCCACCACGTAGGCGTCGTTGGAGCTCTCGTAGTTCTCGATGCGGTTGCGCTTGGGGTTCTCGCTGACGTAGCGGCGGCGGGCGCCGTTCTGCCAATAGATCGAGAGGTTATCCAGGGTGGTGACCAGGATGGCGTTGTCGGGAAAGAACGGCACCTGGAGGCCCTGCTGTCCGCCGATACGCTTCTGGCTGATGATCACGTCCATGGCCTGCTGTTCGGTGGGCGGCTGGGTCTGGTTGATCAACGGGAAGTACTTGTCGGCCATCAGCTTGCGCCCGACGATCGCGACCAGGTCTGTGGCGTTGCGGAACCAGGGATCGATCAGCTCGTTGACCGCGTCGTAGACGACAGCGTCGAGGTTCTCGTAGTCGCCACTCTTGCCTACCTTGAGGGTCCCGGCGGTGGCGCCCTCTTTGAGCACCCGGGCCGGGGCCTGGGTACGGTAGTGCTGGAGCCAGCCGATGTTGACGTCCTGCAGCATCGGGTTGGTGGCGGCGTTGGTCTGAGCGGCGGCGGAGGTGCCGTTGAAGCCGATCATGATCCGGTCCAGCGCCTGCTGGCGGACAATGGCGTCGCGCACCAGCTCCTGGAAGTTCGGGAACTTGGCCCAGGCGTCGAGCTTGCCGTAGCCGAGGTGGGTGTCGAACTCGGTCAGGCGGCACTCGTAGCCTTGGGAGTCCAGCGTCGAGAGGTCGCGGGTCTCGCGATCCTTCTGGCTGACGTCGGTGCGTGCGGCGATCGGGCCGGAGACGCCAAGGGCGAGTTTCTCCCCCTTCAACTCGTCGACGCCGATCATGTTGATGCGGCCCAGGAAGTCACTGGACTCCTGGATGCGCTTCTCCAGGCGCTGTTGGACGCTGGGGTCGACGGCGAACTTCTGACTGGCCGCTTGTACGCCATTGAGTTTCGCCACCTGGGCGGTGAAACGGTTGAAAAGGTTGCGGGTATCGTTGCGCATGAGCGGTTCGGTTCCTTAGCAGTCGGTGACGATGCCGCCGTCGTTGCCGGTGGCGCGTGAACGGTGGTGTTGCGGAGAGGGGGCGTTGTCGAGCTGGGTGTAAAGCTCGTCGAAGCGACGTTTGAGGTCGTCGTGGGCGGTCTTCAGCTCGTTGAAGGCGTCGGTGGAAGGACGTGCTTCAAGCTCGGATTCCAGCGCCTCATGACGCTTCACGAACAGCTCGAAGGTCTGCTCCAGGTCCTTGCTGAAGGCGTCGAACCCTGCCTGTGTCCTGGCGGTGCTCTTGGCGTCGTGCTTCTTGAACAGCGCGGTGATGCGCTCGGTCAGGCTGGGGCCTTTGTTGGGCTCCGGCAGCGCGTCGGAGAAGTCCAGCTCGACCTCCACAGCGGCGGTGAACAGGTTTTCGGGACGTTGCTTGCGCGCCGCCAACGGGGAGGCGCTGCCCTGTTTGGCGCTGAACTGCAGCATCTCGGTACCGAGGCTGGCGGGGCTGTCGGTCACGGCCAGACCGACGAAATAGGCTTCACCACTGCCGGCGAAGTCGGGGTCGACCTCGATGCTGGTGTAGACCTTCTGTCGTTCGCCGTTGATCTGTTTGAGCTTGTCGGTTGGGTCGATATCCGCGAACAGGCCCAGCTTGCCGTCCTCGACCTCTTCGGCCTTCAGTGCCTTGATGTCGCCCAGGGCGGGGAAGGGGCCGTCATGGAACATGCCGCGCATGTGTTCCATCCACACACGGGCACCGTACTTCTTGGGGTCGTAATTGCCGGCCATCTGCGTGATCCAGTCACGCGAGATGATCCGGCCGTCGGTGGTGGCGCCTTCGGTGGCGACGCGGAAGAAGGGCATGGGGTGTCCTCGGTTCATGGGCTCTCGATGCTGCCGTCAGGTTCCGCCCCGTCCCCAATAGCCTCAACCATTTGCCGTTGTGACCAGGCGCTGTCACAACGCTGGCCAGGTAACGCTGAGCGATGGCACGAGTAGGCTGGCGGCATGACTCCCACGACCGATATCAACGACGACGGCGGCCGCCTCTCCGCCCGGCACCTCTACTGGACGGGGTGGCGCATTGCGCGCATCGCCGAGTTTCTCGACCTGCCTCGGGCCACCATCGACAGTTGGAAAAAGCGCGACGCCTGGGACGACGCCACACCGACGCAACGGATCGAGGGCGCGCTTGAGGCACGCATGATCCAGTTGATCTGGAAGGACCAGAAAGAGGGCAAGGACTTCAAGGAGCTGGACTTGCTGGGCAGGCAGGTCGAGCGGCTGGCCCGGGTGCACAAGTACCAGGGCAGCGGCAAGGAGAGCGATCTCAATCCCAACATCGAACGGCGCAACGCTGGACCCAAGCGCAAGCCCAAGACCAACGATGTCGGTGACGAGGGCGTAATCCAGATCGTCGAGGCCTTCGAGGCCTCGCTATTCGATTACCAGCGCACCTGGTACCGGGCCGGCCAGCATGAGCGGATCCGCAACCTGCTCAAGAGCCGCCAGATCGGCGCGACCTGGTACTTCGCCCGGGAGGCCATCGCCGATGCCCTGGAGACCGGCAAGAACAAGATATTCATGTCGGCGAGTAAGGCCCAGGCGCACATCTTCAAGCACTATATCGTGCAGTTTGTGAAGGAGGTCACCGGCGTCGAGCTGAGGGGCGAACCGATCATTCTCGCCAATGGCGCCGAGCTGCACTTCCTGGGCACCAACGCCAAGACGGCCCAGGGCTACCACGGCGACACCTACCTGGATGAGTACTTCTGGATCCATGGCTTCGAGACCTTCCGCAAGGTGACCAGCGGGATGGCGATGCACAAGAAGTGGCGCCAGACCTACTTCTCGACGCCCTCAAGCGTGGCCCATGAGGCCTACCCGTTCTGGACAGGCGAGCGCTTCAACAAGCGGCGCAAGAAGGCCGGCCGGGTGAAGATCGATACTGGCCACGCGGCGCTCAAGGACGGCGCCCGCGGGCCGGATGGCCAGTGGCGCCAGATCGTCACGATCGAGGACGCCATCGCCGGCGGCTGTGACCTTTTCGACATCGACCAGCTGCGCCTCGAGTACAGCGATGATGAGTTCGACAACCTGCTGATGTGCGAGTTCGTCGACGATACCCAGTCGGCCTTCCCGCTGGCGATGATGCAACGCTGCATGGTCGATAGCTGGGACGTCTGGCAGGACATCAAGCCATTTGCGCCACGTCCCTACGGCGAGCATCCGGTGTGGATCGGCTATGACCCCGCCGGCGATGGTGAGGAGGGCGATGGCGCGGGGTTGGTAGTGGTGGCGCCGCCACGCTCGATGAACGGCAAGCACCGGATCCTCGAGAAGCACCGCATCAAGGGCAGTGACTACGAGGCCCAGGCCGAATTCATCCGCGGCGTGACTCGCCGCTACAACGTGACCTTCATCGGCATCGACACCTCGGGACTTGGCGAGGCCGTCGCCCAGCTGGTGGCCAAGTTCTTCCCCACGGTCACCCGCTACCGCTACACCCCCGAGATCAAGGCGCGCCTGGTCATGCAGGCCCAGCAGATCATCAACAAGGGACGGCTCGAATTCGACGCCGGCTCGATGGATCTCGTTCAGTCCTTTATGGCGATTCGGCGTGGACTCACCGCGTCGGGGCGTCAGATCACCTACAGCGCAGGGCGCAACAACCTGACCGGCCATGCCGACCTGGCCTGGGCGACCATGCACGCCCTGCACAACGAACCCCTGGACGGGCCGGCGGAGCACGGCACCGGACGATCAATGATGGAGCTGTTTGGATGAGCGAGCCGCTTGCAGAGAAACCCCGGGTGCGTGTGCCGGCCTACCGCGCCGACGACGGTGGCGACAAGGCCACTACGCCGGCGAAGGCCGAGGCCTTCAGCTTCGGTGAACCGGTACCGGTGACCGATGGCTATGACTTCTTCTACACCGGGTGCTGGATGCTCGGCAGCGAGTGGTACGAGCCTCCGGTGGACTTCCCGGCGCTGGCCCAGACCTATCGCGCCACCGCCCATCACGGTAGTGCCATCCAGGTGAAGCGCAACATTCTGGTGCGTTCCTTCGTGCCCCACCCGTTGCTGAGCCGGCAGGCCTTCAGCGCGCTGGCCACCGACTATCTGGTGTTCGGCAACTGCTACCTCGAGCAGGTCCGCGGGCGCCTCGGCAAGCTGCTGCAGCTGCGCCCGGCCCGGGCCAAGTACGTTCGACGTGGGGCCGACCTGGAGCGCTACTTCTGGGTGCCCAACTGGGCCGATCGCAGCGAGTTCACCCCGGGCAGCCTGATCCACATCCTGGAGCCGGATATCAACCAGGAGGTCTACGGGGTACCGGACTACCTGGGAGCCCTGCAGTCGATCTACCTCAACGAGAACGCCACCCTCTTCCGGCGCAAGTACTACCTCAACGGCAGTCATGCCGGCTTCATCATGTACGTCTCGGACGCAGCCCAGAACCAGAACGACATCGACGATATGCGCAGCGCTCTGAAAGAGAGCAAGGGCGTGGGCAACTTCCGCAATCTCTTCCTCTACAGCCCCAATGGCAAGAAGGACGGCATCCAGATCATCCCGATCTCGGAGGTAGCGGCCAAGGACGAGTTCGCTTCGATCAAGAACATCACCCGTGATGACCAGCTCGCTGGGCATCGTATCCCGCCTCAGCTGATGGGCATCATCCCCAACAACACCGGCGGCTTCGGCGATATCGAGAAGGCGGCGAGGGTCTTCGTCGCCAACGAGCTCGAGCCGTTGCAAGCCACCCTCAGCGAGATCAACGACTACCTGGGCGAGGAGGTCGTCAAGTTCCGGCCCTACTCATTGGACGAGGGAGAGGCTGCAGGGCTTGATCCAGCCCGCTGATACGAAAAAGCGCCCGAGCTGATGAGGCTACGGGCGCGAATCGCCGTGATCGTCCCTGATCATCAACGCCTTCCTGGCGCATCCAGCGACACCGACAGCATAGCAAAAACTGGATAAATAAACAGGTGTCTGGATGACCATGAAACCGATCCTCCCATGGATGGGAGGCAAACGCCGACTCGCCAAGACCATTCTGCCGCTGTTCCGGCCACACCGGACCTACGTCGAACCCTTCTGCGGAGGGGCGGCCATCTTCTTTATGAAGGAGCCGAGCCCTGTGGAGGTGATCAACGACGCCCACGGCGAGTTAGTGAACCTCTATCGTATCGTCAAGCATCACCCCGACGAGCTGGTGCGCCAGTTCCGCTGGAGCCTGGTGAGCCGCGAGGAGTACCTGACCCAGCGTGAGGTGGATCCTCGCCACCTGACCGACGTTCAACGTGCCGCGCGGTTCTTCTACCTGCAGAAGCTCGCCTTTGGCGCCAAGGTCCACGGTCAGACCTTCGGCACCTCGGCGACGAGCCCGCCCCGGCTCAACCTGATGCGCATCGAAGAGGACCTGAGCCAGGCACATCTTCGGCTGTCGCGAACCGTGATCGAGCACCTGGACTGGGCGGAGTGCCTGACCCGCTACGACCGTCCCGAGACGCTGTTCTACCTCGACCCCCCGTACTGGGAAACAGCGGGTTATGGTACCGACTTCGGCATCGAGCAATACGAGCGCATGGCCGAGCTGGCTCGGACAGCGAAAGGGCAGGTCGTCATCAGCGTCAACGACGTGCCTAAGATGCGCGAGGTGTTTCAGGGGCTCGACCTACAGACGACGCAGCTGCGGTACACGGTGGGTAGAGAGGCGACCAGACCCAAGGGGGAGCTGATCGTCACCAATCGCTGACACCTGTACCCAGCAGTTGCGGAAGCCGCCCAATGAGGCGGCTTCTTCAAGTGCTTTCTCTCCTCTGAATATGTATATTTAGCGAATGTATGCCTTTTTCTTCGAGGTTAAAATGTCTGGGGAGTCAAGTAAAAGCTCAGGTCAGAGTGCCGCATGTAAAAGAAAACCTGTATGGAGACAGGTTGGCGAGAGCTCATGGGTAGGCAGCGTGGTTGTCGGGGGAAGTGCGCTAATTGGTTTGATGATTGCTTTTTATCAGGACAAGATAAGTAATGCGTTCCCTTTTCCAATGTTGGAAGGAGATTTCTCTTTCTCTAATAATTTATCTTTCCAAGCCTGTTTTTTTTGGCTTTTTTTTGTTGTGACTGTTTCGCTAGCATGGTTGAAAGAAAAGGCAAGGAAACAAGCGTCCGAGGAAGTAAACAAGGAACTCAGCGGAAAGATATCAGAAGTTAGAATGTTGTCATTAACAATGCCGCCGAAAGACTATATGAGAGTTTATGGGGAGCTGTATAAGGCCTCTGCTGACGAGTTGGATAATCTGGTTTTTGGCATAGAAAAGTCACAAGAAGATGGTGTCGAAAGCACCTCGGACTGGCGTGAGCAGACCAACGCAGTAATTAGAGTCGTGTTAGACGCCATTTTGCATTTATCAATAGTTTTTGATTCACCAAATAATGAGTTTAAGTCTAGATATTTTGCGGGAATATCCTGGCTAGTCCAAAAAGAAGAGTTTGATGAGAGTGATTTTTCAAAAATTTGGGGTTTTTCGAATAAGGTTTCTCGACACGAAAGTAAAGAAGGGTTCATATCCAGTACTGATGTTTTTTTAGTTGATGATGTGCATCTAACTACTGAATGGGAAAATGACGCGGCTCCAATTGGCGAAGAATTTTCTCCTATTGTTTGGGGCTGGGAGAATGAGTACTTGGTTCGCCACGGGATAATTATCCCGGGGCCTCTTCAGGCACTGGTTACTGATGGCTTTTCACGAGTCCAGTGTTCTTCAAAGTGCGCTGAAAACTTGGTTGAGTTTGGTGCAAGAGCCGTAGAAAATCTGGAAATTTTTTTTGCTGACGACCCGATTCGCTCAAGCTTTATTTCGTTTAAGATCGAAGGGAAGATCCGTTCTCAGGAGGAGAAATTGCCTATTGCCACATTGAATATCTATCGAGACTCACCAGGGGTTCTGGAGAATGATGATCGAGCAAGAATGTTTTATCGACAGATAATTCCCTTTTTGAATATGCTGTTTAAGTTGCTGATGATTCGGTTAGAGATTGATGCGGATGACGGGAGAGAGCTTAGCTTGTATACTGAGCTCGAGAGTAGGCCTTCTAGGGAGGACTGA